GAATTTGAAGATGGGTATGTGGTAAAATGTTCTGCTGACCATAAATTTTTAGTTGATGAAGAATGGATTAGAGCAGAGGATATTTTCAATGACAATATCGTTGAGGTGGATGGAGATAATAGAATTATGAAAATAGTATCAATAAAAAAAGCGACAACCGAAAAGGTGTATGATATTTCAATTGATGAAGTTGAACATTATATTTTGGAAAATGGAGTTGTCACACACAACTCTGCTATGCAATATGCGGCATCCTCTATCGTATTTTTGTCAAAGCGAAAAGAAAAAGAAGGAACAGAAGTGATTGGAAACATCATTCATTGTAAGATGCAAAAATCACGGATGACCAAAGAAAACAAAATGGTTGATGTTCTCTTGACTTACAGACACGGATTGAGTAAATACTACGGTCTTCTTGAAATGGCAGAAGCGGCAGGAATATTCAAAAAGGTGTCAACAAGATACGAACTTCCAGATGGTTCAAAACTATTCGGAAAACAAATCCTCAAAAATCCAGAGAAACATTTCACAGAAGACATACTGAATCAAATTGACAATTACACGAAAGTAGAGTATACCTATGGAAGAACAGGAGATGATGAAATCGGCGGAGAAGAACCCGAAGGAGATGACACAATCACAGATAAAGAGTCATTATAGTATCAAAGAAGACCCCGAAGGAAAGGATAGAGCCTGTATCATAATTGAGAAAGGGCCGTTCAAGGGAGTTGTTGTAGCATATGGAAAGTTTCAATTTGCTGATAAAGACAACGAAGATGGAACACGAAAACTTCGGTATGAGTATGATATGATTGGTATTCCGCCTGAGATGGATGAAGAAGTTTCTGACCTAGAGGGAGAAGACTTTGAGTATCTGCTTGGTCAAATATACATTCATGTCATCAATGAAGAGTTGGAAACGCAGAAACAAGAAAGTGAAGATGGAAAAAATAGAAAATATGATTTTAACAAACCAGTTTTGAATTGACACATGGAAAAATTTAAATTACATAACGAAGATTGCATTGTACAGATGCAAAAAATGATAGATGAAGGAGTCCAAGTAGACTCTGTTGTTACTGATCCGCCTTATGAATTGGGCTTCATGGCCAAAAAATGGGATTCAACTGGTATAGCCTTCCAGAAAGAAACATGGGAACTTGCATATCAACTATTGAAGCCGGGAGGATATTTACTCTCGTTTGGTGGTAGTAGAACATATCATAGAATGGCGGTGGCAATAGAGGATGCAGGCTTTGAGATACGAGATCAGTTGATGTGGTTGTACGGATGTTTGTCGGAGGACACGGAAATACTGACAGATAGGGGGTGGGTTCATTACCATAAAGACATAAATAGTAGTAACGTATTATGTTATGATATTATTGAAAATAGATTTGAATTCAATAAACCTACCGAAAGTTACTATTATGAAAACAAACATCCCGCATATAGAATTGAGTCGGATAAAACAGATCAAATCGTCTCCAAAAACCATCGTGTCATTGTTGAACGAGATGGAAGAAAAATATTTCAACGGGCGGAGACATGCCAATTCGAAGAGAATATACCCTTTTTGGAAAGTTTGTCTGATTTGCCAGATACCATATACTACTCAAAATCACATACAAGCATTAAGAAACAAAACTTGCTCGACCGAGTGCAAAAACAAAGCGATAGGATTAAAACCGAGAAAAAAAACTGGTATCAAACATTTAGTAGAAATTTCCTGTTTCGTGTGCGGAAACAAAGCAATAAGACGAAAAGACAAAGTGAGTTCAAAAGCAACATGTTCTTATCATTGCAACGGTTTATTGCGTGGTCAAGAATGGAAATTGCATGGCCACAAGGGGAGGTCTTGTTGGACGGAACAATCAGAAAAGGATTTGAAAGAACGAATGATGGGTTCGACAAATCCCTCATGGAAAGGTGGTATCACTTATCGACACAAACAAGGAAATTACAAGGGACAAATATTGGTAAAATGTCCACGGAGTTTTTTAGGAATGTCGAGGAAATGTGGCTACGTTTTAGAACATCGATTGGAAATGGCTCAATATCTCAATCGATTATTGGAGAAAAAAGAGGTGGTGCATCATATAGATCACGATCCTCACAACAACAAGATAGAAAACTTGATGTTATTCAAAAACAACAGCGAACACAAATTGTACGAGGGACGAGAGCAACGATTAAAGAAATAAAATATAAAGGCCATGTTTGGTGTGTGACCGTTTCGACAGGGGCTTTTGTAGCAAGACGTAACAATAAAATATTCATCACAGGAAATAGTGGTTTCCCCAAAAGTCTAAACATTGGAAAGGCCGTAGATAAGTTGCAAGGCAATGAGAGAGAAGATTTAGGGGAATACGAGCCGTTTGGGAGAGAGGGTAGGAAATCAAGCGGTAAAGCCAAGTTTGGTGCAAAAGGCTGGGAAACTAAACCAAAAATTAGGCTAACCAAAGGCAACAGCGAATACGAAGGTTGGGGCACGGCACTCAAACCAGCCCACGAGCCAGTTGTAATGGCTAGGAAACCACTGGCAGAAAACACGGTTGCTGAAAATGTGTTGAAACATGGAACGGGCGGAATTAATATTGATGGGTGTAGGATAGAGACAGAAGATAAACTTGGGGGTGGTGGTGAGAAGGCGGAAACTACTGGAAAAGTTTCTGAAGGTTGGAAAAGACCTTGGATGGATGACCCCAAATTGAAAGATAAATCTGCAGAAAGTGTAAGAGAGAAAGTAAAGAAGGCAGAATTATTGGGCAGATTCCCAGCAAATGTGATACACGATGGCAGTGAAGAAGTGTTGGAAGGGTTTCCAGAAACATCTAAATCAACTGGCGGTGGTGGTTTTAAAACCATAGGTGAATTAGTATATGGTGATTATAAAGGTAGGGAGTTTGATAAAGTTATTGGGTTTGGCGATGAAGGTTCTGCAGCACGATACTTCTATTGTCCAAAAGTTTCCAAGAATGAAAGGAACAGGGGATTGGATAAAAATATTCATCCAACAGTCAAACCGATTGAGTTGATGAAATACCTTTGCCGTCTTGTGACACCAAAGGGAGGAACAATTCTTGATCCATTTATGGGTTCTGGTTCTACTGGAATGGCTGCAAAGGATGAAGGATTTGAGTTTATTGGAATAGAAAAAGAGAAAGAATACTTTGAAATAGCGAAACAACGTATCGCCACCACTTCACCATTATTGGGATTTTTATAATAAGGATTGAAAAAAATGGAAAGAATTGAAGATACAATTTTGCGAAACCTGCTTTATAATGAAGAGTTCGCCAGAAAAACTTTGCCTTTTATAAAGGACGAATACTTCTCACAGTATACAGACAAGTCAGTTTTCAAGGAGATCTATAAATATTTTGACAAGTTCTCCAACCTGCCTAGCAAAGAAGCTCTTATCATCGAATTGGGTGATAGAAATGATTTGACAGAAGACCAATTCGGTATTACTACTGAATTGTTGAATGAAGCTGAAGCGACACACCAAAAAGAAAATAGAGAAGATTTGGTATGGTTGCTTGAAAGATCAGAAAAATTTTGTCAAGATAAAGCACTCTATAATGCAATCACAGACTCCATAGGAATATTCGATGAATCTTCTAAATCAGAAATCTCTAAAGATGCTATCCCCACTATTCTATCTGATGCTCTATCTGTTACTTTCGATACTCATATCGGGCACAATTATTTCGACAATTCTATGGAGCGGTTTGAGTTTTATAATAGAAAAGAAGAGAAGATGCCTTTTGATTTGGAGTACTTCAACAAAATCACAGGTGGAGGATTGCCGAGGAAATCTCTTAGCATCTGCCTAGCAGGCACAGGATCTGGAAAATCTTTATTCATGTGTCATGTTGCGGCAAATTGTCTCACCGAAAACCGAAACGTGTTGTACATCACATTAGAAATGGCAGAGGAACGAATTGCGGAACGTATAGATGCAAACCTGTTAAACGTGACTATGGGCGGATTGAAAGATATTTCCAAAGAACACTATAACAAAAAAATAGACAAACTTAAAAACAAAACCAGTGGGAGATTAATCATTAAAGAATACCCTACCGCATCCGCATCTGTTTCTAATTTTAAAGTGTTGTTGAACGAACTCAAAATCAAAAAGGGGTTCGTACCAGACATATTGTTTATCGATTATCTAAACATCTGCACTTCTTCACGTTACAAGAACAACATTTCCGCTGGTTCATATTTTGTCGTTAAGGCAATTGCAGAGGAGGTGAGAGGGTTGGCAGTTGAGTGGAACATTCCCGTCGTGACCGCAACGCAGACGAATCGAGCAGGATTTCTCTCCACTGACATCGACCTAAGTGACACCAGTGAAAGTTTTGGGATCACGGCTGCGGCAGACTTCATGTTCGCTTTAATTTCAACAGAAGAGCTGGAAGAACACAATCAAATCAAGGTGAAACAACTCAAAAATCGTTATAATGACCCTGTTAAAAACAGAAACTTTGTGATTGGAATTGATCGTGCTAAAATGAAGTTGTATGATTTGGAAGAAGAAGCTCAGGCGGAATTACATACAGAACCAAAAGAAAAAGACGGAAAAGTGCGAAAGAAGTCAACTGGCACGATGAGTTGGGATAATTTCAAAGAAGAAAAGAAAAGAGTTGGATTGGATAAGATAGTCGTCTAACTTTGTTTGGTTATAAATATAAAAGAATAGAATTATATCTGTAATCAGAAATTTATTAGAAGGTCAGAACTATGTCACAAGCAAGAAATCTCGCAAATTTAAGAGGTACTCCCACAGATAGTAATATATTACTCCAAAGTACTGCCGGAGATGCAATAACTGCTGGTAGTGGAACTTGTAACATTGCCATGGGATTAAATGCTTTTGGAGCTGCAACCACAGGTGATGATAACATCGCTATAGGACGATTGGCAATAGGAACTGGTGTTACAACTGGAACTGGTAACATTGGCCTTGGTATTTCAGCATTGTCTGCTGTGACAGGTGGAACGAACAA